CTTTCGAGGGTAGACATTACCTCGCGGATAAGCGCGCGTGGTTGAGACCCTAATCAACACTTGTTGTTACACAAGCGCTAATCAAAGTAACCACGCAGTTCCATCACTCACAACTGTCTTATGTGAAGGTCATTCCTATAAAGGTTTGGTCCGGTCAGTGCCGAAGACATTATCATTTCTGATAATGCCCTTTGGTAGACTGAGCCGGCCTCTATAGGCGTGATCGATCATCTGATAAGAGAGTGGGGAGGATCGCTGCTGTCGGAGAAGTCGTACTCTCACTGTCGTTGAAGGCTAGCACCCTAACTTCGGCAGGACAGAGTCCCTTTCACTGCGTGCAATTTTATATAATCGTCGCTACAAACTTCAGATTAAGTACGATAGGGAAGTTAATCCCCTTAGTATTAACCTTGTTTTGTAGTCAGTACGAAAATTATGAAGCACGTGTACTTGCCTACATTTCTACATTCAATCATAATGTGGCCCACCAAGGCCTTGAAACGACTGTCTACCGGTATAAATCGGTTAGACTAGCTGTTTTAAGATACCTTAGCGGGAACCCACTTTATGAACTTGAAGGTGTAGCACTAGATTCTTCAGGTTTCCCGAAGGAGCTTTCTCAATGGAAGGATGATTTAGATAACCCTCAATCTATAAGGATCCTCTTAACGTTATTAACGTTAGGACGGGCCTTTAAGTTTAAGGCTATTCTAAAATTATCCACTATTGAGGAGCCCTCTAAAGGAATTCCTCAAAATGAGGACACTATAAAAGTGATCTGTAGGTCTCTAGGCGTCTACCCTCAAGAGCTTAGTTGGACAGGATTCCATTTCTCTACAAAGAGTGGTCCAAACGGGCCGGCTTTGGCGACGTCATTAACTGACCTGGACGCTTTGACTCCATTACAAAAGGAAGATATTATCCTTTTGGGAGGTTTGGCGCTTCAGGTAGCTATGACGAAACCATTTCAGCCGACTGGTTTGGGTTACTCAATGATGGAGATATGGAGGACTATCCATTCTAAGCCATTGAAGTATACTCGTAAGCTTAGTTACTTCAGTGACAAGGAGGGTAAATCAAGAGTGATTGCCATTCTGGATTACTGGACACAATCTGCATTAAAGCCTCTTCATGAGGAGTTAATGGGGATCCTGAAAAGGATTCCATCAGATTGTACCTTTAACCAGGATGACTTTCTATCTTCTTTACCTTCTGTCGGTCCATACTTCTGCTTTGATCTTTCCGCAGCTACTGACAGAATGCCAGTAGACTTTCAGGTTAGTGTTTTATCTAACTTGATCGGGAAAGAGAAGGCAGAGGCATGGAAGCGTCTGTTAGTGGGTGAGCCGTTCGCGAACAAAGATTGCGACCACCCTGTATATTACAGGGCAGGGCAACCAATGGGAGCATACTCATCTTGGGCAGCGATGGCTCTAAGTCACCACGTAATGGTCCAGTTATCAGCAATTAATGCGAAGGTTATTAAACCTTCGGATTATTTTCCTGATTACTGTCTATTAGGTGATGATTTAGTTATAGCCAATCGTGAAGTAGCCTTACAATACAAAATTCTGTGCTCTAAACTGGATATGCCAATCTCTGAGGAGAAGACTCTAATATCGGAAACGATGTTAGAATTCGCCAAAAGGATTGTCATAAACGGTGTAGAGGTCACAGGGTTTTCTATTGGTGGTCTCTTAGAGACTTGGAAGAAGTATTCACTTCTTCATGAGTTTCTAAGAAACCAGGCTTCTCACGGATGGGACTTGCCTATCTCTGTGCACCCAGACTTGATCCGATCCATATTCGGTTTGTTTAAACGTTACGCTCACGCGGAACGGATAATTAAACTGTATATGGTTTACCACTATATTACTAACTTCATCAGTAAAGTTACTGATGAAGAAGCAATATACGTTGACCGTATTAATGCAGGTCACTCATTGAGAGTGTCCGTGCAGCAATACTTCCAACGTACTTTCCCTTTATGGGAGTTTATTTCAACCCCTGAGATGATGAATCTCCTCATTGACTATGTCAAAGAGATAAAGTTAAAGATAGCGGTATCGGATGTTGAGAAGTTGTTTGAAAACCGGGATTCCATAGTTAAAACTATGGATGACCAGGCTTTGAAACACTTCCCAAGCTTGAATGTCCAGTTATACCAAGCTCTTAGACGTGAGACGCTTCCCGTTATTAGTGTTTGTAATGACCTTTTGAGATTATCAGTCGACGCCGTTAACCGTTTGGTTAGCGATGAAGATGTTGATATTTTCTCTCTAGGTATTTCCAAATACTATGTGGGGGAAGCTATCTTCAGCCTAAGAAGAGCTCGGTCCATCTCACTAGCTCAAGCTAGACTCACTAAGCAACTTCTAGATGTGTGGCAGGATAGATTCTTAGAATCTCAACCGATGTACCAATATATTGAGAAATATACTGGCTTCGTTTCAGATTCCAAGGGTTCTAAACTGTCATCATCTAGAACTTCTTTTGTACCAGTTAGTCCTCAGGAGATTTCTCAAGCTTATCCTTCATCAAAGAGATTTAGGATAGGTAAGAGAATTCACCGTAAGGGACATAAGCTAGTATAAAAGAGGTTGCACGTGTAACCTAATTTGACCTACTGAGTATGAAACTCGAGCGGGCACCTAAACCTAGTAAAATGTAGTCCTTTGGATGTAGTTTAAAGTTAAGGACAAGTGCTCTCAAGTAATTGAGATACTTACCTTTAACCTACTACAAGGGCCAAAGTCCATTTTACTGGGACCTCCCTGAGAGGGGAGGAGGCTTTGGTGACTTGGTAT